TTATGCAGAAATTCTCTGCACATATTCTTGCCATTTTAAGATTGAACTACTCCTTCTGGCGTTGCTCAAATGAGTATATATATCTAATGTTGTTTTTATGTCTTTGTGACCGAGCCATGTCTGTGCTGTCTTAACATCTATATTTGCGTCAAACAACATTGTGGCGTAAGAGTGCCTTAACATATGCGGTGTAGCGGATACGCCTGTCTCAGTCTTGTATTTGTTCCAACTCCTTGTAATTTGCGAATTATCAAGTAGTTTACCCTCTTCTGTTTGGAATATATAATTATTTTTCTTTCGCTTTATAAGTTCGTCCATTAACAAGTCAGGTAACGGGAGTGTTCTATGTCCCGCATCGGTCTTTGGATGATTTTTTATTTGTGGTTTATTTCCTATCCATTCAACAGTTTTTGAAACGGTAATCGTTTTTTCTTTATAGTCTATGTCTTTAGGAGTGATTGCAAATGCTTCGCCTCGCCGTAATCCAGTGTATAGTAAAAAGATTGCGAAAAATCCAAAGTATACATCCTTGTTCTCTTTGATTCTCTTTATGTCTGCATCTGATGCAGGTTGACGCTTTTCCCTTGTGTTTGGAATTTTAATGGTTATGAATTGACAAGGGTTTGAAGGTATTAACTGCTCGATAAGTGCGTATTTCATAATCAAACTTAGTACAGAGAGTTTCCCTTTTATAGTCTTCTTTGCATAACCTTTTTTTTCGTACATCGCCACAAAGTTTTTGACATCTGTGGGAGTTATGTCCTGTACCATTTTTCCTTCAAAAAATTTGATACATTCTCTTTGCGCGGGTCTGTATGCTTTAAGTGAATTATTCTCGATTCTTCCGAAAGTTTCTTCGGCCCATTGTTCGGCAATTGTCTTAAAAGAGTTTTTATTTTCTGCCTCGTTTTGAACTTCAAGTATTTGTCTATTAAAATCTTTAACGGCTTCGCGTTCCGATTTTGCATTCGAATAAAAGTATTTTGATGTACCATCGTGGAGCTTTACTTTTTTTACCCAACGGCCATCTTTTCTTTGTTTCATGTATTGCACCTTCTTTTTTTAAATGGTAAACACAATAGTAGTCCTATAATTTTCTACTTTGTGTCGTTACCTAAGATGTCATTTGATTTTACGGATTACACAGTTTGCATGGTCGATAAGACTTTGTTGCATTAGAGCGTGTTATTTCTGTTGCATCATACGATTTTGCATATCTGCATGATGGTCTGTGGAAACATTCGCCCGAAGGTGTAATAAAAACTGTTTCCTCGGATGTTGGCTCTTGAATAGCTTCCTGTGTGGGCGTAGACTGCGGAGCATATGTTGTTTTGCTTATCGTAGAATTCACAACAATTGTTCCTGTGGCAGTAAGAAAAAGTATCGCAGAAACTGTTGCTATAGCTATTGCTCTTTTAAGAAATTTAAAGTATTTCTCATTTGCAATTATAAGCCAGGTAAGAGCATCAGCTTCTATCTCTGCAAAAGTTTTGTCAACTGCTTCACTATATCCGTTGCCTATGTGCCCTAAAACGATGTGTGACAGTTCGTGGAGTAATAGGTATATCTGTTCCTGCGTGTGTAAATCAAATCGAATAAAAACGAGTTTTGCGGTATGATTATATATAAAGGATTTCTTTCCCCTTGCATAATCTTCTAATTCATATCTGATAAGTTCTTCATTTCCATCATCTGTACCTATAAATGAAACAGAATAACCATAAGTATTTAAAAGGTCTGATATCTCCTTTACGCCTAAATTCTTTAACTGTCTTTTTATTTTCTTTGCTGTCTTATTTATATTTTTCATTAGTAAGTCCTTCCCGGACTACTATTGTGTACTTAATTATAAAATCTCGGGTTTCTTCTTTTTGGGTTTGCTTACGAAGTCGCCGCCAAATGCTGCAAGCTCTGTTCCTGGGGAAAGATTTATTCTCTTTGCTCTCTGCGATTTTGTAAAGTGAATAAAATCTAATACTTTCTGTTGTTCTTCTTCTGTTAAGTCGTTTATTTCTTCTAAAAAAATCTTTTGATTGTCTGTAAGTTTGCGTTCTACAGGCTTTATTGCAGGTGTTTCTTCATCCCAACCCATAAGATAAGCGGGGGTGGTTTTTAAAACATTTGCTAAAGGTTCAAGAGCAGATGTAGGTACCTTTTCTATATCTTTACTCTCGTATCTGTAAATAGTAGCTCGTGATACATTTAAAGCAGTAGCTAAATCATCTGCAGAGAGACCAAGTTCTTTTCTTCTAAATTTAATTCTTTCGTTTACATCCATTATTAAGTCACCATCTTTCTTTAAATCTAATTATACATAAATATCGCAATTTTGCAATACTTTTTTAGAAAAAAATAAAAATTTTTCGCAAAAATGCAAAAAAGGTATTGACAATTATATGTGCTGTGTGTATAATAAAAATTGAAATCGCAATAATGCGACAAAGAAAGGAGGGCAATTTTAAATGAAGTATGATATTTTAAAAGGAAAAATGAGAGAAAAACGGATTACGCAGTCAGAAATGGCGAAGATGTTAAATGTAGATGTTTCAACATTAAATCGCAAATTAAATGATGTTAATGCGGAATTTTCTATTAAAGAAGCTAAAATCATAGTTGAAAAACTGCAATTAACATCTGAGCAGGCAACAGCTATTTTTTTTAATCAAACAGTCGCATAAATGCGACAAAAGGAGAAAACAGTGAGTCAGGAAGAAAGAAAGTATTTTAGGGTAATTTTAATCTTGTTGGGTTTTATTGTTGGTTTGTTATTAAGGACAGTATTTTCGTAACAAATGCACATATCCTGTCTATATTACTAAAAATTGCACCGATAACAGCACTTAGAATTGCAAGAAATATATCTTTGCGAAAATTTTCATTGCGAATACGTTTTTCCTTTTCTTCTTGCAATATGGCGTTTTCAATTTTAGGTGGAATTACTTTTCCTGCTGCGATATCAGGTATTTTTAAGTTAAATTTAGACATAAAAAATCAACTCCTTTGAGGAGATTATATCACGATTAAGTAGCGAAAGCAAGAAAACGAACGAAATCTACATAGAAAATAAGAGGAAAAAAATATGGAAGAAAAACTATTACAAGCATTTAACGATTTATATGACATTTCCAAAGGTGCTACACCTGAACTGAAATTAAAAATTACAAATATGATGTTAGAGATTTATCGCACACTTAAACCTACTAACAAAAATGTTGATGATTTATTAAATGTTTAATCTAAATTTTTGATTGCATCATAAAAATCTTTTAAAACTTTTATGACATCTTTTTCTGTTAATGGATAAACAGCGTTATCGTTACTATCTTTTATAGCCAAAAGACTGGCGGTATAAGATTTTGTTAACTCCACAGCTAATGATTTGTTATCCATATATGCACCTCCGTTCCGCGAGAGTGTCAGTTCAGGTGCAATAAAAATTATATCATAAAAAACTACGAAAAATAAAGATTTTTTTGAAACAACAAAAATGAAACGAAAAGGAGAAAATCAAATGCCGCCTAAACTTCCGTGGTGGGCGTGGATACCACAATCAATCATAAGTATACTTGCAATTATATTTACTATTTTAAGTATGCGAGGATAGCCACGATTAAGGCAGCAACGGCTATCGCGTTAGACATAACCAATGGTACCCAAAATTGAATCCAGGAACGGCGAACATCTTTTTTATAGCGTTCTTCGTCTTTACGAAGATTTTCATTGCGAATCTGTTGTTCCTTTTCTTCTTGCAATATGGAATTTGCAATTTTGGGTGGGATTACTTTTCCTGCTGCGATATCGGGTATTTTAAAGTTTAATTTAGACATAAAAAAATCAGCTCCTTTATAGTGATTATATCACACAGGAGCATAAGAAAACAAGAAAATAAACGAAAGGAAGGGAATAATTATGCCAAGAGAAAGAGAAGCGTATCGCGATAATATCGAACTCATACGGGAAAGATTCCCGGACAAGGCGATGTTTAGACCTGGAGAGGTTTGTGAAGTAGTAGGGTTTAAAAGTATTAAAACTGTAAAGAAACTCTTCACTTTCCAAAATGGCTATATTAGCATAGCAGACTTAGCACGACAAATGAGTTGTGCAAAATAAAAAATAAAATACAGAAAAGGAGGTATGAATTATGCGCGAGTTCAAACTAACCGTGAATGCAACCTGGTACACGAGGGGTATATATTATTTCTACTCTCGGGAAAGGGCAGAGCACGAGAAAAAATGGTGGGAGAAACAAGGTTTTAGATGCACAATTGAGGAGGTAGGCATATGAAAAGATTTCGAGTAGTAGATAAGGACCGATTCAGCAGATTTATCAGAATGATTATGTTGATAGTGGCAACTGTACTTGTTGTATTGTTCATTAAGTTTATGAACGCACATAACGGCTTGGGGGAAAAGACTATTGAGTATCATACATATGAAATTGTAAATCAAACAAGTCCTGATAACAACCGTCTTAAAGAGCCTGCGGTCCGCGAGGTAATATACAGATGTATATACCCATAGGAGAAAAGTCATGTATAGATGTTTAGAGTGCGGAAATTTATTTGAAGTTCCGTATGCATGGGCAGAGCCTTACGGACAGAGTTTTTATGGCAGTCCCTGCTGCCACGAAGATTTTGAAGAGGTTTCATACTGTGAATGCGGAAATATAAAGGAGCCGTACCACAAATATTGTGAACAATGTGAGGAGTTGATAGAACTTGAAAATGAGCGACTTCGAGATAGTGCGTGATTATCGACACGCTAAGAACCAAGTCGGACAAGTACAAATTTTGGCAGATATGAATTTGTGCTCAAAAAAAGAAATTGAAAATGTTTTGGAACAATGTGGTGTAAAAGTTTTAAGAGCTGACACGCCCGAAGAAAAACGCCAAAGTATATTGTATCTTTACAACGAAGGCAAAGACGACGAAGAGATAGCGACACTTATAGGGTTGAAACCTTCAAGCGTTGTTGCAATAAGGACAAAATTAGGCTTAAAAAAGCACAAAAAGAAAAGAAAGCCTGTTGGCACAGACTTTCTTCTCAAAACTTAATTAAAAAAAAGAATTGTCAAACAGTATCCCACTGGCGAGTTAGGAAAATTGACAATTACATTATACCACAAATTAATTAAAAAATCAAGAGGTAATAATTATGTACGACAATATATGTAAAGAATGTGGCGCATATTTAGACCCTGGAGAAAAATGCGACTGCAAAAAAGATAATCAAAACTCAGACGGAAAGGATGCGCAGCAAGATGGAAAATCTTCAAATATACGAACAAGTTAGAGCGGTTCCTGATAGCGCCAAGAAAACCATTGGCGCAGGCCGACTAAAAGGTATGACCGATATTAACCCTATGTGGCGTATTAAGAAGCTCACAGAAACATTCGGCCCTGTGGGAATCGGTTGGAAATATGTTATTACTAAGAAAGAAATTATTGACGGAGCTGACGGTGTAAAGTGTGCTTTTGTAGATATTGATTTGTATGTCAAGTATGAAGGCAAGGAGTGGAGTGAAGCTGTTCCAGGAACGGGCGGAAGTTCATTCGTGGCATCGGAAAGCAAAGGTCTGTATACTTCTGATGAATGTTTTAAGATGGCACTTACCGACGCTCTTTCTGTGGCGTGTAAAGCAATAGGTATCGGTGCTGATGTTTATTGGAAGGAAGATAAGACAAAGTTCGATGATAAAAAAGACGAAAAAGGCGCCAAAAAGCAAACACCTAAAATGTCTGCAAGAGAAACACTAATTTACACACTGCAGAAAATGGGTAAGGATGTGGCAGCATACGGACTTGAACATAAGCTCACAAAAGACACTCCCGATTCGGTATATCAAGAGCATATAAAGAAGCTGAATGCCGAAGCAAAGGGGGAAGGTAAATGAGCATAGATGTAACCATAGACCGCGAAAAATACATTGGCGGTTCTGATGTGCCTATCATTATGGGGTTAAGTTCATTTCGTACACGCTGGCAGCTGCTGTTAGAAAAAGCAGAAATCGAAAAAAGTAGCTTCGGCGGAAATGAATACACCGAGTACGGCGATATTTTAGAACCGCAGATAAGAGATTACATAAACACAAGACTTGATACCTGCTTCAAGCCGACACAGGACATAGAAGGAGATTTACGGGCCAATATGGACGGCTACAACGGGACAAAGGTCTTGGAGATAAAGACCACATCCCACATTTACAATGATGTAAACGATTATCAAGTTTATCTTGTTCAACTGCTCTTCTATATGGATTTAGTCGGTGCTGATTCGGGAATGTTAGCGGTATATGAGCGCCCTGATGATTTTGATGCAAAATTCAACCCAAAACGCCTTCATGTGTACGATATTCATATATCAGAACACTTGGACTTGCTCGAAAGAATACATGCAGAAATAGACCGTTTTAGGGCAGATTTAATAAAGCTTAAAGAAAACTCTTTATTAAGCGAGGAAGACTTTCAACCTGCAGAGCTTGTGGCGATTTCAAATAAGATGTTAATACTTGAGGCAAGACTTTCGGAATTTAAAGTCCTTCAGGAACAGTATGACGAAATGAAGGACAAGCTGTATCAGGCGATGGTGGAACACGATGTTAAGTCTTGGGAAACCTTAAATGGTACCAAAATTACGAGAGTTGACCCGAGTAAGACAGAGAAAGCAACCATAACTGTGTTTGATGTGGATGGCTTTAGGGAAGATTATCCGGACCTTTATGAAAGCTATTGCCATGAAGAAAAGAAAACGGTATCAAACAGGCGTGGTTATGTGAAGATTACATTGCCGAAAGGAGAGTAACCATGGCAGAATTGACAGGCGTAATTAAAGATGTCTATATAGATATTCCAACTTGTAAGACGGCTTTAGTCCTGTTGGTAAACGAAAAAAGCAATGCTCTTGCTTGTTATGATGATTTTCGCAACGCCGATAAATTGAATATAAAGGTCGACAAGTACAGAGAAAAGCGCTCGCTTAATGCTAATAATTACGCCTGGAAGCTCCTGACCGAAATAGGCAATATACTGCGAAAGGATAAAGAGGAAGTATATATTGAAATGCTCAAGCGTTACGGACAGAGCGAAATGATAAGCGTACTTTCTCACATCCCAATTAAGCAATACATTAAATACTGCGAGGAAGCAGGAGAAAGTGTTCTGAACGGCAAAAGCTTCACTCACTACAAGGTATATAAAGGCTCAAGCGAGTTTGATACAAAAGAAATGTCTATATTCATTGACGGTGTGGTGGATGAAGCTCAAGGCTTGGGAATTGAAACAAAAACGCCTGAGGAACTTGCAAATCTCAAGTCGCTATGGAAAGAGGCAGACGATGGCTAAAAGTATAATGCAGACTAAAAAGGAGTGCTATATCACAGGACAAACCCGTAACCTGCATAAACATCATATTTACGCAGGTAAGAACCGACAAGTGAGTGAGGATAACGGCTTTTGGGTTTATCTTATAGGACCTTTGCATAACCAGTCTGATGAAGGCGTGCATTGTAAAAATGGACATGCCCTTGATATTAAACTCAAAACGGAATGTCAGGCGAAGTTCGAAGAAACGCATACAAGAGCCGAGTTTATGGCTCTTATAGGCAAAAATTACTTATAACGAGGTAAATTATGAATTATATTGCTGAACTTAACGCCTTTGAGCGTGCGCTCGAAACTGTTCGGCTCCCGGCAAATGCTCAGTTGCTATGGTATAAGCTTATATCCTTAGCAAACAGAAGCAATTGGGCGGAGTGGATAGAAGTAGATAACGGACGGCTTGCAGGAATGTTAGGTATTCATCGCAACTCTGTAATTTCCGCGCGTGATAAGTTAGTTGAGAAAAATTTCATAGAGTATCAGCGAGGAAAAGGCAGAGGGATTGGAAGGTATAAAATTATTTCTTTGATGCACAAAAATAATGCATCTACAAATGATTTGATGCACAAAAACAGTGCAACAACTTGTGCATCAACCTGTGCATCAAATTGTGCAGAAGGCGTAAAGAAAGAAAAGAACCAAAAGAAAGAAATAATAAATAATAATATTATTAAAACAAAAACAGAAACAGAAAAAAAGACTGCTGCGGTTGTGAAAGCATATCAGGACAATATCGGTTTTGTAAGTCCTGCAATTTTTGAAAAGATTTGCACTTGGCTTGATGATGTAGATGAAAGCTTGATTCTTTATGCCATAGAACAGGCTGTATTTAACAACAAGTCTAACTGGCAATATATAAATGCTATTCTCAACAATCATTTTAAAGCAGGCAGAAAGACACGCTCTGATGCCGAGAATGTCCCGAAGGACAAGTCGAAGGATACGAAGAAGAGCGGATATGATTATGAAGCTTTAGAAAAACGAGCGTTTCAAAAAGTGGCTCAAAAAAGCCGATACGATTACGAGGAAATAAGAAAACGAGCATTCAAGAATGTTACGAAAGGCGGTGCAGAATGAAAATATTAGCAATCGACCCAGGCAATGTTCAAAGCGGGTACGCAGTAATAGAAATGCCTAATTTCAAACTGTTAGACTTCGGAAAAGAAGAAAATGAACTACTTTTACAGCGCATAAAAATATTAGCTTATGCGGTTGACAAAGTAGCTGTTGAAATGGTTGCTTGTTATGGAATGCCTGTCGGGAAAGATGTATTTGAAACATGTGTGTGGATAGGAAAATTTGAACACGCATTAAACCTTCAAGGACAAGTCGTAGATTACATATACCGCAAAGACGAAAAAATAACCCTTTGCAACAGTTTAAAGGCAAAGGATAGTAACATTAAGCAAGCGTTAGTAAATCGGTATGCACAACACGATTTTAAACACGGAAAAGGCACAAAGAAAACTCCCGATACATTTTATGGAGTTTCAAAAGATGCGTGGCAGGCTATTGCCGTTGGTGTAACCTGTGCGGAAAAAATAACAGAGATTAAGGAGTAATTATGAATAAGGTAATTTTGGTAGGAAGATTGACAAAAGACCCCGAACTGCGTGCGACTACATCAGGCGTATCGGTAGCAAGTTTTACCGTAGCCTGCGACAGACGATTTGTAAAGCAGGGCGAGGAAAGAAAAGCAGATTTTATAAATTGTATTGCTTGGCGCCAAAGTGCCGAGGCGATATCAAAGTTCTTTAAAAAGGGAGACAGAATCGCCCTTGAAGGAACTATCCAGGTAAGAGATTGGCAAGACAACGACGGCAAAAAGCGTTATGCAACAGAGGTTGTTGTGGAGCAGTGGGAATTTGCGCAGAGCAAAACAGAAGGTGCACCTGCTACATCAAACACAGAAGCAGACCTTGACGGATTTATGCCTGTGGATGATGAAGATTTGCCGTTTTGATGAGGAAGAATTATGTCTCAAAGTGTATTAAGTTTATCTTATGGCAAAGACAGTCTTGCGTGCATAGAAGCGATAAGAATATTGGGTTATCCTCTTGACCGCATTGTTCATGCTGAGGTTTGGGCGACTGATACTATTCCGGCAGATTTACCGCCTATGGTTGAATTCAAAAACTATGCAGACCGCATAATCAAACAAAGATACGGTATAGATGTTGAACACATCTACGCTGTAGACAAGAACGGCGAAAAGCTGACTTATGAGAAAATGTTCTACCACAAACCGGTTCGCAGAAAATCGGGGGGGGAATCGTCGGATTTGCAACAATCAGAGTGCCTTGGTGCAACAGTCAACTCAAACTATCTGCCATACAAAGGATTTCCACTCACAAGAGGAAGTTGGTGCAAAAAACTCAAAACGACTTATGCAGTGTGGCAACATCTACGGCTTTCCAATATCTCTCAACAGGGGGAACTGGTGTACAGCACTCAAAACGAAAGTTTTCAACGAAGCCCCGTTCACAGGGGGCAAATACAAATACTGTGAGGTATCTCGGCATTGCCGCCGATGAACCCCTACGCATTGAAAGGCACAAAGATAAAGCAGTTATGCCGTTAGTTGATATAGGTTGGGATGAAAAAATTTGTAGAAAGTGGTGCGAAGAAAATCGACTTCTTGCCCCCGTGTATACTGATTCGTTGAGAGGTGGATGTTGGTTCTGTCACAATCAAAGTGTGAGGCAGCTCCGTCTATTAAGGAAGAAATATCCCGAGTATTGGCAACTGCTGCTGAAATGGGATAATGATTCGCCTGTTGCATTTAAGCCTGACGGACATACTGTTCATGATTTTGAGAAAAGGTTCGCATTAGAGGATGAAGGAATCATCTTACCTGATGCCCCGTGGAAGTGGGGGTACATAGACGGAATGCCGATACAATTAAGACTTTGTTAGGAGTGATTATATGTCGCAATGTGAAAGAATTGTTCAGTACATAAATCAGCACGGAAGCATAACACCGTTAGATGCAGTAAATGACCTAGGGTGTATGAGGCTTGCAAGTCGCATAACAGATTTAAAACAGCGTGGCGTAAATATAATAAGCGAATGGGAAGAAGGCAAGAACCGCCACGGCGAAAAAACAAGGTACAAAAGATATTTTATATTAAATAATACAAAGGAGAAAGCGTTATGAAAAACTATTTAAGTTTAAACGGAAAAGAAATTGCGCTGACCGATGCGCAGGTCGAGGACATCAAAAAGTCCTTCGGTCTTGGTTCGAAAGAGTTGGGAAAGGTCGATGTAGGTAAAACTGCAAAACTCGGTGAATTTGAGGTTGTTGTACTCGAGCACAGCGCAGAAACAACAGCGGTAATTTTAAAAGGTCTTTACAAAGAAAGTGAAGAGTTTGGTAAGAACAACAACTTTGACGGCTCTTATGCAGACAAGCATTGCAAGGAATTCGAAAAGAAACTTGCTAAGATTATTGGTTCTGAAAACATCATTGAACACAAAGTAGATTTAACGGCTGATGATGGTTTGAAGTGCTACGGTACAGTTCACCGCAAAGTGTCCTTGTTAACTGCAGACCTCTATCGCAGATATGTGTACATACTAGACGAATACAACCCTGATAAATGGTGGTGGCTTGCTACACCATGGAGCACACCAAAGCACGGATATAGCTCAACAGTTAAATGCGTTGCGCCCTCGGGTTTCATCCTCAGCGACTTCTACTACTGCAATGATGGCGTGCGTCCGTTTTGTATCTTAAAATCTTCTATCTTTGTATCAGAATAAAAAAGGAGCGTAATTATGAAAACATTAAGAGAAGTCGAAACAGGTAAAACATTTAAAGTGGCAGACATTGAGTTTGTCAAAGCAAAGGAAACCGACAAAGGCACAATAGTAGTTACAAAGGATTGTCTTTTTGATTCTACCTTCGGCACGGACAATAACCTGCACAAGAGTAAAATTTTAAAAAGACTCCAGGAAGAAATCTTACCCAAGATTGAAGATGCGGTAGGAGCTGACAATGTACTTGAATTTGAAACAGACCTTACAACACTTGACGGATTAAAGCCTTATGAACCGTTAAAGTCAAAAATCAGCTTACCGACATTAGATTTCTATCGTGAGAATGTGGCGGTATTTGATGAGCATAATCCTGACTGTTGGTGGTGGTTGGCTACTCCCAAAAGTGCAAAGCCTCATAGTGACCCCTGGTGGACGCTTTGCGTTGCGCCCTCGGGTTGCATCAGCAACGACGGCTTCAACAGCCATGATGGCGTGCGTCCGATTTTGTTCTTTGTATCTGATATCTCTGTATCTGAGGAGTAGAAAATGAAGGATGCCGACTTAAAGGTAATTGGAAAGGCAAAAGAACTCGCAAAGCATACTTACATACTGACAACTAATGCGGACAGATTTCCTAAAAAGGTCCGCCATTCCCTGGTGGATAAAATGCAGATAAAGTGCCTCGAAATTTATGAGGCACTCTTTGAAGCAAATCGCATAAACAATAAAACCCATAAGAATGAACGATGCGAAAGAATTACAGATGCAATTACATATTGTGATGAGCTGCAGTTCTTTATAGAACTCTCTATGGACTTGGGGTATGTGAAGGATAAATCTGCAGGGTATTGGTCAGGGTTAGTAACCGATGTAAAGCGAATGTCTATTGCCTGGAGAACAAGTGAACGAAATAAAGATAGCTGTTTAAGAAGCGACGGAATGAAAGAACGATTTTAACAGGAGGAATAAAATGACTTGCAAAGATTGCATACATTGTAGAGCTTGTCACGAAATGTGGTTGGTTGCCGTTTCGCAAGAAGATGATTTCTTTGAAAGAAACGATGCGGACACTTGTGAAGACTTCAAAAATGAAGCTGATTATATAGAGCGTGCAAATTTACTTGACGGCATTTCTTCTACTGAATTTGGATTAAATGAGATTGTTGATGAATTGATTTATAAGCACAATTTAGACTTTCTCCACGATAATGACGAAGATGCTGTGAGAGAGTTTGCCAGAGATTTAATTGATTGCATAAAGAATTATATTAAAACACAATAAAATCGCAATTCAATGGATAAATAAATTAGGTTGTATGTTGTATTTTTCTTTGCGTTGCGCCCTCGGGTAACATCAACAACAACAACTACAACAACAATAATGGCGTGCGTCCGTATTGGTGGAATGTCAGACAGAGTAGGCATTATGCCCAAATCAGAACACCCCTAACAAAAGAACATACAACCTTTCTTCTACGGAAGATAAACAAAAAGGACTGTTGCTGTATGACCGACTTCGAGAAAGTAATTGATTTTAATAATATGTATAAGGCGTTCCGCAAATCAAAAAGCGGTAAAGGCTTTAAAAAGAGTTCTGCAAGGTTTAATGCTATGGCTTTAGATGGGATAAATACCCTGATAGAACAATTAAGGTCGAGGACCTATACCATATCAGAGTACCACGAGTTTAAGGTCTACGAACCAAAAGAGCGCGATATTAAGACCACATCTTTTAAGGACAAGGTCGTGCAGCACAGTTTATGTGATAATGTATTACTTCCCAGGATGCAGGAGATTTTTATAAAAGATAACTGTGCCGGGCAAAAGGGAAAAGGAACTCTCTTTGGTCTTAACAGATTATCAGAACAAATGAGAACGTTTTATAAACGGTACGGCACGAATGGTTACATCTTAAAATGCGATATTTCCAAGTTCTTTTATAATATTTCTCACGAGCGGTTAAAAGATATAGTCGCATATCATTTCGGCTATGACGAAGGAATTTTGTGGCTCTGTAATCTTTTTATAGACAGTACAGAAGGCAAAGGTATCCCGTTGGGGAATCAAATTAACCAGGGATTGGCGCTTTTGTATCTTGACGGAATGGATAAGTTGATAACCTGCGAATTAGGTATTGAGTTTTATGGTCGGTATATGGATGATTTTTATTTGATGCACCCGGACAAAGAATATCTTAAGTATTGTCTTAAGGTCATAACGGAGTATTTAAAGACGCTTGATTTGAAGCTGAATGGCAAAACACAAATATTCCCCATAAAGAACGGTGTGAATTATCTTGGTTTTCATACCTACATAACAGATACGGGAAAAGTAATACGGAAATTAAAGAATCAGAACAAACGCAATGCACAAAAGAAATTCTTGAAGATGGCCCTTCTTGTGGCAGAAGGCAAATTGTCGATTGATAAATTCTATGCCTCGTATAACGCCTGGCGGAATCATATCTCCCACGGGAATTGTCACAATCTTGGAAGGGCCGTTGATAAGAAGATAAGAGAAGTGCTGAAAGAAGGTAGAAAATGGCAAGATATATAAACACCGAAGGAGCAAGAATTTATGTAAGCGACTTCGTATGTGAACAGATGAAAAAAATACCTACTGCCGATGTTGTGGAAGTGGTTAGATGTAGAAACTGTAAATACGCTTATTTCAGATATAATACGAAAGATACACTACAAGAAATATATGCTTGCGAAAAGAGACCTGCAGGAAGAGCACATAAAAAAGTCAGTGGAGATTTCTTTTGTGGTCACGGAGAAAGAAGGGATACATAATGAAGAAAATAATCTGCACGGCAATATGTATTATTTTAATCGTTTCTCTTTGTGGTTGTTCGACAATTACAGAGGGAGAAGTGTATGAGAAAGAATATAGGGAAGCACATACACAAATTATGATGCTGCCCCTTAATATTTCAAATGGTAAAACATCGTCGACTATAATGGTGCCATATTTTATACGTTATCCTGAAAGATATGTTATTTTGATAAAAGCATATCAAGACGAAAAATGGGTAACAGAGGATTTCTATGTATCAAAAGAAGTCTATGACACGATAAATATTGGAGATATGTTCTTGTATGATGAAGACAGAGGAGATTTACAAGACGAACCATATACAAAAGAACGCAAAAAGGATTAAGGAGTGTGAAAAATAAGTGCGAAGACGAAGATGCAAAAAACAACTCAAGGCCTTTCGAGGATGCTTTTGCATATGTGGGCGAGATAGGAGTTTGCGCCGGGAGATTTGTATTGGCGAATGTCCTTTCTTTGAGCCTACATTATGGACAAAGATTCGTTGGTATTTATTCGGGAGGTTTTAATATGGGAACAGGAGATAAACCAATTTTATAAGGAGTGCGATTCATAAGTGGCAGAAAAAAGCAAGAGAAAAAGGGATTGTTGGCATTATTGGCATGGAGCGTGTAAGGTATTAGAGTGTTTGGTATGCGAAGAAAGGAATTGCAGTTTTTACGAAAAGGATGAAGACTTTCTAAAGCGTCAGAATGAATTCAATAAGAGGTTTAATCCCATATCGCCAAAGAGCGGACCTAAGTATTAAAAGGGGGCATTTGGATGGAATCAACAAAAGACTGGCTAAACCGTGCATATTCAATAGATAAAGAAATCAAAAGTCTTAAATCGGAATTGGAAAAGGCAAACCTTGAGGCGACATCTCTTGCGACACAGAGAATCGAAGAGAAAGTTCAAACTTCAAAAGTGAACAATGCAGATTATGCGATACTCAAGTGCATAGAGTACTCTGAACAGATAACAAAAAAACTCGGCGAATTGTATGCAACAAAAATAGAAATAAGCGAGACTATTTCGCGCGTGGACGATGGAAAGTCAAGGGTGCTCCTTAGGATGAGATATTTAGAATATAAATCCTGGGGAGAAATAGCGAACGAAATGGACTATTCAGAGCGTAATGTTCACTACATACACGAAAAAGCATTGGAAGAGGTAAAAGACATCATTGCACACACTTGCAGTGTCAAGTGTGATATTGTGTAAAATGTAATAAAAGGACAAGGCAACATGAAAAATGCGGCTTGGTCCTTTTTTTAGTGCCGGAAACGCATTGCCGGCGGATGAGGTTGGCGGGAAAAAGCGACATTATAAAGGAGCAATCTTAAAAGGGTTGCTCCTTTTGTGTATAAAGAGAGGTGGTGGGGCTTGGGCAAAACCATTAACTGGATAAAAATCAAAAACGAATATCTTAATACGAATATAAGCCAAAGAAAATTGGCTGATAAATATAAAATATCTTTCAACACACTAAAGGATAGAGCGAATAGAGAAAAGTGGGCGGATTTGCGTAAGGTGCAGCACAACAAAATCGCTCTTAAGACACAACAAATAACGGAAGAAATAATAATCCAGGAAGAAGTCGACCGTATTACAAGTATTTTGAGTACTGCTGATGCCCTGCAAGAGAAAATCATACAGTCTATGGGGCAACTTGATGTTTATATCGATATGTATGGTAAAAAGCACGAGACGGACATCATAGATGTGGCCAAGGTGCGAAAGCTTGTTTCAGCGTTGAAAGATTTAAGTGAAATAGTAAACAAAAACGACAAGACTGATAATGATAAGAAATTAGATAAGATACTTGAAATGATAGGCGGTGTCATATAAATGCCTTTTTCGGAAAAGCAAAGAGAGTTTTTAGACAACGCAAATCATAGATGGAATATAAAAAGCGGTGCGACGCGTTCAGGCAAGACCTATATAGATTTATATGTCATACCGAAAAGAATTCGCTCTGTATCGGGTAAAGATGGCTTAAATGTTTTACTCGGTAATACCAAAAGTACCTTGCAGAGAAATATAATAGAGCCGTTGCAGGAGCTGTGGGGTGTGAAGAATATATCCGACATTCGTTCTGATAACACTGCAACAATAATGGGCGAAAAAGTATATTGCCTGGGTGCAGATAAAATAAGCCAGGTTGACAAGCTTCGAGGCTCGAGCATTAAATATTGTTATGGCGATGAGATAGTTACATGGCATAAAGAAGTATTTGAAATGCTGAAATCTCGACTTGATAAACCGTATAGCAGATTTGACGGAACCTGCAACCCCGAAGGACCGACCCATTGGTTTAAATCGTTTCTTGACAATGAAAAAAATGCAGATATATATCTCCAAGAGTACACGATAGATGATAATCCGTTCTTGCCGGGAGAATTTGTTAAGAATCTTAAAATAGAATATGCGAACACCGTTTATTATGATAGATATATTTTAGGCAAATGGGTAAGAGCTGAAGGAATTATCTTTAAGGAATTAGCAAATAACCCGACAGAATTTACCATTAAAGCATCGGATGTGCCGAAAGCGTTCAGATGGTGCGAAGTTGGATTTGATATTGGTGGTAACGGTTCGGCGTATGCGTTGACCTGTTGTGCAGAAGGGCTAGACGGAATTTATTATGTTTTAAAGAGCAAAAAGACTCAGGCAAACGAAGTTAATATGCAAGATATAGAAAGACTTGTGTGCAACTTTTGCGATGATGCTCGGCGTAAATATAACATCGTAATAGGTCCTATAAATAGCGACCATATTGCAGCAATCACAAACACCATAACCAGTAATACTCCGTATGCGGCATACTTCACATATAAGCCGCCGCTTGAAGACAGAGTATTTGCAATAAGCAAGTTATTGGCGCAGAAGAAGATTAAGTTTGTTGAAGGAGAATGTGACGACTTAATTGATGAGATGTCAAATCTTGTATACGATGAAAAATCGGGAAGAACAATTCCGTTAGATGATGGCACTATGCAAATTGATACTTGGGATAGTTTTATCTATTCCTTAAGTGGCAATTGGCAATATTTAGATACATAAGGAGTGAAAACCACGTTGCAGAAATTTAGATTGTTTTGGTCGTTGTTATGGGAAAGTATGCGACAGGCATATAATAAAGCATATAAAAACCCTACAACATCAGGAGTGCAAAAATGGCGCGATATTACAAAAATAAATCTGCTTAATATTTTTGTAGGAGTATTGAACACACTTGCCAATATGGAAGCAACTTTTGATGTAGAGAGTGATAGTTCTTTAACTGAGAAGTTAAAAGCGTTGTGCAAGGATTTGGAAAGCAAAAGGTATGATATAACTGAAAATATGCTCGGGGATGGAGATTATTATGTCTTCCCGGCGCATAACAGTAAAGGCGATATAATTCATACATATTTGACACAAGAGCAAGTACGAATAGTCGATATGGATGGCGAAGAAATAAAAGAGGCTTTCGGCATAATAGATGTTTATACGGATAAGCACAACAGAGTTTATTTCTTGCTCCGCCACCACAAATTAGACAATGACGGTACACTTACCATATCATACTCTACCGTTACTGATTCGGGAAAACCTGCATATATAGAAAAATGGAACTACCTGAACGATAATATTTACAGTTGGACGGGTGCAAATCATATAGGTTTCGGACGATATAAGTCCCCGAAATCAAGCAGAGGTTTATCTCCTGTATATGGTGTACCTCTTAACTTCGGGTGTGATGAAATCGAGCAGAAAATATTTGAAGATTTAAAGCTCATCCAGGAAGAATTCGAGAACGGAAAATCTGTTGTGTTCACAGACCCAAGAAACCTTTGGAAGAATGAAGAAACACAAGGATACAAAATTGCAGCCAACATTATACCTATACATCAGAGACCGGATGTTAAAGGTTCTAATATTGACATTTTCAGTCCGAATTTGAGATATAGCGAGCATTATTCAAAGCTCGTGGGCGATATGGCTCTTCTTGAAAAAGAAATAGGCACAAGTAAGGGTATATTGACAGATAATGAAACCTCGTATACTGCAACTGCTACGGCGGTTCGCAGAGCAAATGCCGACACATTGTCATTGATAGATAGAATTCATACTGCGATTGATGAAGGAAACGAAATGACGCTTTTGGCGGACTGTGTATTCCTTAACATTTCGCCTGATTTGTGGAGTTATAAGTCAGATTACTTCGACCCGTTTGAAGACCCTGACACACAATGGCAGAGACTTGTTGAAGCAAAAAACAACGGTGCTGCTGAAAGGGAAGATTTAATCAAGTGGCAATGGCCTACACTTACCGATGATGAAATAAAAGAGAAAAAAGAGCGTATAATTGCCGAAGAAAAAAACAATTCAAACAAGAGCATAGAAAGTATGCTTAATATGTAAAGGTGTGCTTTAGATGCCTCGTATTGATGATAAAAGACTGCAAGAGCTTGCGGACAAGACCATATTTGCCAGGACAAATGAATTTAACGATTATGTATTACGCACAATAGGAAGAAGAATTAAAGCTACAGGCAGAGCATCGGCCGCAGACCAAACCGCATTGAACAATATGAGAAATATTAGCGGAGATATGGCCAAGATAAAGAAAAAGCTTGCCGAAACAATGGAGCTTAATGTGACTGATGTAGAAGCGATACTCACGCAGACTGTTATAGAGGGCGTTAATTCTTATAAACCTTTATTTGATTTTAAAGGTGCAGAGTTCATTCCTTTTGAACAAAATGAATATGCAAAATTTCTTGTAAATCATTGGGCGCAGGAAACTTGCGAAAAAATGATAAACCTGTCACGAACAAAGGCACTTTGTTTTGATAAATATAATGCCCTGGGCGAAGTGATAGGGACTACTCCATTAGAGGGTGCGTTTCAGCAGGCTATTGATGAAGCTGTGATGGCAGTATCAACAGGCACAACGGATTTTAATACCGCAATGAAGAAAACTGTTGAAAGGTTAGGCGGTTCGGGTGTCCGTGTAGATTACGGCAACAATATCACGAGGGGTTTACCTGGTATGGTTCGCTCTAATCTGCTCTATGGTGCAAAACAAGCGGCGCAGGCATATGATGAGTATGTGGGCGAAAAGCTCGGATGCAACGGATTTGAAGTTGACTATCATCCAGGACCAAGACCGACACACGCATTTATGGGCGGTGTTATGTATTCGTATAACGGCGATGTCGTAATAGACGGCGTTAAATACGAAGATGGTTCAGAAGCCTTGGAAAGACTCAAAGATTATGGATGTCTACACTTCAAAATGGATGTTATTCTTGGTGTATCAGAACCGAGGTACGATAAAGAATGGCTTGAACAACAGAAGAAAAAAGACACAGAGCTTATTGAATATAACGGTAAGCAAAAGACGATGTATCAATGGAAACAAGGCGCAAGGCGTTTAGAAACTGCGGTTCGTGAGCAACGCGATATTGCCTTTATGGCAAAAGAAAGCGGTATCAAGTCTTTGGAAAATCAAGCCAAAGGGAAAATAGCCGACTATCGTGCTGCTTACGATGATTTGTGCGATAAGGTTGGTATAGAGAAACGCTATGACCGAATGGCAACATATCCTTCAAAAACTGTTAAACAGTTTAATATTACGAATGGTGTCGAGCAAAACTATAAGGCAGTAAGCAAAAATGTTGATGATTCCATTTCTTTCCGTAGAGGTAGCACGGTAATAAATGCCTCAAAGCTATCAAATACAAACAATGGAATATATGTATCTGATAAGGTAACATTGAAACCAAAACAACAGCATATACTCGACAACAACCTTACAAAAGCCAAAAAGGCATTAAATATTCAGGAAAGTAGTAATTTGCCGAGAACAATCATTGTAGATTCTTCTGAAATGAGCAACGGCGTTATTGCATCATATAATCCTGTTGACAATATTCTAAGAATAGACAGTAAATTGGGACTAAAAGAGTTAATCCCGGAACTGCAGAAAGATGGCGTGTTGCCAAATAACGAATTGAGCACGATTGTTCATGAACTTATTCATTGGCAGTCTGCGGATAGATACAGAGCACTGAGAGGCGACATAACCGCCCAAAATGCAAAAGAGTATTTGGACGGATTGGATTTACAGGCAAAAAAAGCTATTGACAAGCTTGAAAAACAAGGATATAATGTAAGTGGTATAAGTTTTTATGCAAAAACGAGATATGATAAGGGTATGTATGATGAAACTTATACAGAATACCAAGTACTAAAGTTGTTAGGAGGTAAATAAAATGGTTCGAGCTGTAACAGACAGAGAACGAAAATTGCACAATATTATAGAGCCGTATTTTGTTTACCAAAACGGCGGATATCTTAAGGAAGATGCCCCTGAAGAAGTTAAGGCGGCACACAGAGAACTTCTCGCAATGGCCGCGGAAGAAAGAGAGAACATGTTAGATAATCTTTAATACCACCTTGTAGTTGCAGGGTGGTATTTTTATACCCAAATTTAATAAATCAAGCATTATGTGATTTTTCGCATAGTGCTTTTTTTATACCCAAAACAGGTCAGTAGATTAGACCTTAATAAATAGTCGGGTGGAGTGCAAAGAAACGCACTTAAAAGAGACTTAAACACAGAAAGGACAGAAATTATGGCAATTTCAGTAAAATACCTTGTTGAAGAATTAGGTATTGAAAAGGAAGTAGCAGAAAAAATCTTTGCAGAAAGAGGCAAAGAAATCGCTGCTGAAAAAACAAAGCGTGAGGAGCTTGAGGCCGCACTTGGCGAAAAGGACAATTCTCTCGCAAAAATCACAGAAGAGTTAAATACTCTTAAAGAAAACAATGCGGATGCAAATGAGTGGAAAACAAAGTTTGAAAATCTCACTCAGGAAATTGCGGAAAAGGAAGCTCAGGCAGCGGCAGACAAAGAGGCAAAAGAAAAAGCCGACAATATTGCAACTCGTTTTAAAGCGGTTTTGGGAGAAAAGGAATTTTCTCACAGCGCAATTGAGGCAGACTACCTCAAAAAGTTTGGCGATGCTCTTGATGTTGCAGAGAACCAGGGCAAGTCTGATGCAGACATTTTCCACGCATTAACAAAGGATGACGGCACAGCATTTAAAGGCGTTTCGGCCGTAAAAGTAGAAGGAAATCAAATTAAAAATACACCCGAGGCACGAACAGATACACTGATGCGTGCGATGGGAATTACAACAGATAAAGGAGAGAAATAATAAATGCCTAACACAATAGCATTAGCAGAAAACTATACAGACCTTTTAGATAAGGTTTATAAAGAAGCAAGCGTTACATCAGACCTCGTGAGTGATTCTTCACTTATTAAGGCAGGTGCAAACGCAAATGAAATCGTTTATCCCCAGGTAGAAGTATCAGGTCTTGGCGATTACGACAGAAACAGTGGTTATACAGACGGCAGCGTAAAGCTCGAATGGAAGACCGCTAAATTCAATTATGACAGAGGTACAAAGATTTCGGTAGATGTAATGGACGATGAAGAAACATTCGACATTTCATTCGGTATGGCAGGTGCAGAATTACAGAGAACAAAGGTTGCTCCTGAAGCAGATGCATTTACATTTGCGACACTTTCAGGTCTTGAAGGTATCAGCATCGCAACTCCTGCTACATATGCAAATGCAGAAGAATTCCTTGCAGCTCTTATTGTTGCTAAAAACAAGATGGACGAAGATGAAGTTCCTGAAGAAAGCAGAATTCTTTATGCAACACCTACTCTTATCAATGGTGTAATGGCTTTAGATACCACAAAATCAAGAGAAGTGCTTAACAGCTTTAAAACTGTAAAGAAAGTGCCTCAGAGCCGTTTCTACACAGCTATTGATTTATTAGATGGTAAGACAGGTGGCGAGGAAGCAGGCCACTACGCAAAGGCTGAAGAAGGTAAGGAAATCAACTTTATGATTGTTGAGCGTTCAGCAGTTATTAAGTGGGACAAGCACACAGCATCAGATGTTATTGACCCCAAAAACAACCCTGATGCTGATAGCTACATTTCAAAGTACAGAAAGTACGGTATTGTAGATGCATTTGCAAACAAGAGAGCGGGTATTTACCTTTCACATAAAGCGTAAGGCGGTGTAATCTATGGCTAAAACAGTAGGATTAAGAATCAAGGCTAAAACTCCTCAGGTAAGAGAACCTGAGAACAAAACTCCTGCAGTTAACGGCGAAAACAAAACGCCTAAAACTAACGGAAAAAACTCAAACAAAAACAAGAAATAAGAGAAAGGCGGCTTAACGATGCTTTATATTGACTATTCCAGTTACATAAATTTAGGCGGCAGGCTCGAAGTAGCCGCCTTTTATCGTTGCATAAACCGTGCGTGTGCACTTATTGACGGCGCTACATTTAATCGTGTAAAGAAAATGGCAGAGGAACTGACTGCAGATGAATTGAAGATTGCTCGTGCAGATTGGGAAAGTGCTATGGCGGAATGGGAAGGGAAACATCCTGATACACCGAAACCTACCGAACCGACAGAACGCACCGTAGAGGACAATGTTATCACAAGGCTTCCTGCAGAAGTTAAAGCATTATGCAGAGAACTTGTTGATTATCTTGATGCATACAGTGTTTCTGTAGTTACTTCAAGGAGTCAATCTTCGGGTGGTGTGAGTGAAAGCGAAAGCTATGCTACAAAATCACGAGAAGAGCAGGCACAAGACATAGACAATATGATATGCGATTATTTGTTGCCGGTTAAAGACAACAAAGGCACTCCCTTACTTTACAGGGGGTGCGTATAATGGCAAATATGCCGGGTATGAGTAATCTCGGCGGTCAAGTGTTTACTATAATCAATCAAATTCCGCAAAGTTCAGCAGTTTCTACTAAGGTGAAATGGAAAAAGTTTCGCCTTAGTGACTGCGGGAAAAGGGATGGATTGTATGACCGTTCATCAGGAACGATGGCATATAGGGCGAATACCTGGACTGCTTTTATTAACGATTGGAAAAATTATAAGGCACCAACATTTTTAGATGGTGGCTATTATGCGCTTGACGATGAGTGGAAAGACCAATATTTTACCGCAAATGTGGGCGATTTGCTTATCTTTGCTGATATTCCTGACGAAGCACCAACAACGATACAGGAATTTAATCAGCTCCGGGATAAGTACAGAGATATTGGCGGTCCTATCACGAGTGCAGAAGTCTATATCAATTTTAAGGCGGACGGAACGCCTTGGAAAACAAACCACATTGAACTTGTTAGGGGGTAATTTGATTGAGTAAGTATGATGAAATATTTGACTATTTAAGACAATGCCCTCAGCTTAATACCTTGTGGAGCATATACGCAGACCATATAAGTGGTACAAATGTCATTCTTCCGATGGGGACAAGCTCCAGGAGAACGATGACAGACGAAAAAATTGACACTATAGACTGTTATAGTGCAGAGATAAGACCTGCCTTAAGTGTATACGAAGAGTATCAAATAAACTGCTACAGAGATGTTGCACAAAATAACAACGATTTGAATGCAATGAGTTTGGATGATGTTCAAGCGGTATGTGATTGGATTATCGAGCAGGACGAAAATGAAAATCTGCCGGAAATAAGTGGAAAACAGGTTATAAGTATAGAACCTTTTCCGTTTAATCCACAGATACGAGGAATTGACCCAGAAAAAGGGACAATTTGTTATTTTATAACGGTTCGCATCACATATAGAAATACCGCAAAACCAAGGTCGGTGGAACTCTGATGTCTGATGTAAAAGTTGATGTTAAATTAAATATGCCGAGAATACTTAACAAGGTTGAAAACGATGAGTTTGGTTTGTTCTTATCTCATAGTTGGCATAGACTTATTACACCATGGACGCCACATCAAGACGGACTGATGGAAAGAAGCGTGGTTTTCTATCCGTTTAAGTTCACTTACACGCAGCCGTGGTCCCATATTATGTATAATGGAATCGTTTATGTCGACCCGATATTCAAAGTCGGTGGTTTTACAAACGATGGCGGCATAACTTGGTTTAGTAGACCTGGCGTGAAAAAGATTCCTTCAGATAGAAGGTTCAATTATTCAAAAGACCATAATCCGTTTGCAACGGACCATTGGGACCAAAAAGCAGAACAGGCGGGTCAAAAGAAAAAACTAATAACAGAAGCAAATAATTATTTAAGGAGGCTAGGATAAATGGCTAAAGGCGATTTTAATGCAAATGCAACCCCTAAAGCACCAACGAAGCGTTTTAAAATGTATGTTGAAATCGATGGCGAATTGGAGTTGCAGGGCAGAGGTATTACATCGTGGTCTGTAGAACAGAATCAGGATGTAACACAGGAAGAAGATGTTCTCGGATATGTAGATAATACAAGGGGTAATGCAAAGCCACAGCAGAATGTTGATACATTTAAATTCCGCAAGGATAGTAAGCTTGCAAAAATGGCATTTGATGCATTCTTCTCGGGAGATTACTCAAAGCTTGACAGTTTAACTATTGTACAGAAATTTGAGTTCGTTGAAGGCTCAAGTGCTGATACTTGTTTGGCAAGAAAATTACCGAACAGTATGATAAACATTACAGCACTCAACGGCGAGGCAGGAAACGATTTGTCCGTTTCAATGGATATTTACTATTCCGGCGAAATTATCAAAGGCACAATGCCTATTGTTGACGGTGCTAAACCTACATTCACAGAAGATGTTGAGGGTATAGACGAAGACTAATAATCAACAGGGCGGTGTAAAAACCGCCTGATATGGGGCAAGAGATAAAGACGGTGCAACTCCGTCGGCCTACCAAAAAAACGAAAAGGAGCTTATATTATGGCAGATACAATTAAACTTAATACGGGTTTAAAAACATTTAAAATTGATTTTACAGACAGAGGAGAAGTTGCAGAAATATCTTTCAATCCTACGGACAAAGGACTTGCTGTTCGACTTAAGGAAGCACAGACAAGAATAGATGACAGAATGAAAGATTTTGGCGAAATAGAACTTGATGCAGACGGTACACCGAAAAATGCGGATTTTATAGATGATTTTGCAAAAATGACGCAAATTGTCTTTGAAGAAATTGACATAGCATTTAATAGTAAAATAAGTGAAACTGTATTCAAACATTGCAATCCGTTCTCGACAGTCAACGGCAATTATTTCTTCCTTACGTTCTTTGAGGCGATTACACCCATTATTCAAAAATATGGAGAAGCCGAAGCGAAGAAATCTAACGCCAATATGGACAAGTATATGAAGAAATACGGGAAGTATATGAAGAAATAGGCTGTGATTGAGTGATAAATTACGATTTACCAAAAGAGATTGAAGTGGGTGGCTTGGTTTATCCCATAACAAAGAGTGGCGACTACAGGTTAATTTTGGATATCATAACCGCTCTTAATGACGATGAATTATCAGAAGAAGAAAGAGCTATCGTTTGTCTTATGATGTTTTATGGAGAAATTCCTGAAAATCCGCAGGAAGCAATAAGCAAAATGATGTGGTTTATAAATTGCGGAGAAGATGCGAAAGACAAACTAGACAACAAACCGCCTGTCATGGATTGGGAGCAGGATTTTCCGCTCTTAATTGCGCCAATAAATAAAGTTGCAGGGATAGAAATAAGGTCAGCAGATTACATACATTGGTGGACTTTCGTGTCTTGGTATATGGAGATTGGCGAATGTACATTCTCGAATGTTGTTAGTATACGACAGAAACGGCAAAAAGGTATGAAACTTGATAAAACAGAACAAGATTTTTTCCGTGAAAACGCAGATAAAGTGTTGCTTAAAAATAGGCTAAATCAAGACGATTTAGACTTTCTTGACGAAGAATGAAACTTGACAAATATTTCCTTAGGGTATATAATTTAACAACAAACCTTATAAGGAGATGTTTTAAATGAAAAAATTTATTTGTGGTTTTATTGTAGGAGCGATGCTTTTTACTACAGTTGGTGTTTTTGCAGCTCAGTACATTGCTGACACGGCAACCTTTAAGGTGCTTGTTAACGGAGAAGAATTTGTTTCTGACCCGCCCGCGTTGGTTGTTGAGGGAAGAACATATTTACCTCTGCGAGCTATGGGCGATGCTCTTGGTGTTCCTGTAGAATGGAATGCAGAATTAGGACAGGCAGAAGTAGGTACCGCCCCAAAAACTGAACAGATAAAGTATTCAAGGACTAATCCTGCACCTGTAAATGTTTCTCAAAATTATACAAGCGTTAGCGAGTGGTTTGAAGACGATAATTACACAGTAGATATAAAAGTTACTGAAATAGTTAGAGGTCAAGAAGCGTTCAATGCTTTAAAGGCAGGATATTCTTTATATGATGAACCTGATGAAGGATACGAATACCTAAACGCAAAAATCAAGTTTTCTGTTGTATCCACAAAGGGAGATTTCTCAATAGAACCTGGACAGGGATACTTCAAATCGTTCACATCAAAAAATGAAGAATGCCCATATGTTTCTTGGGTATCTGTAGAACCGTATTTAACAGGAAGTTTATATGAAGGTGGAAGCACTGAAGGTTGGATAACTGTTATGGTTAAAAAAGATGATGCGAAACCGAAGCTTGCGTATGGGTTAGACTATAACGGTGCGAACGGAGTTTGGTTTGCATTATATAAATAAAAAAATATAAACGGTCATAATTTGAAAGCACTTACGAATTGTTCGTGAGTGCTTTTATTATACCTTTAATTAGGAAGGGGTTGAAAAATTGGCACAATATGATGGTAGTATTACGCTTGAAACGAAAGTGGATACAAGCGGTGTACGAAAAGGTGGCAATAATGTCAAAAAGGCAGCGGGGGAAATGTCGGGTGCTTTTGGCAAGATGAGCAATATTGCAAAGAAAACATTTTCAAACATAAAGACAAGTGCTCTAAAATTGGGCAATACAATGAAAAAAGTCGGCAATAAAATGCTTACCGGGTTTAAAAATGTTACATCAAAAATAAGCGGTTTTTTCTCGAGTATTGCAGGAAAATTAGCCACATTATTTGGTATATACCAAATAATAAATTTTGTGAAACAAAGCACTATGTTAGCAAGTGACCTTGAAGAGGTGCAGAATGTTGTTGATGTAGCTTTCGGGAATATGGCATATAAGATGGAACAGTTTGCGGATACGGCAATTGAAACATATGGTATTTCGAAGCTTACGGCAAAAAAAATAGGCTCCTCTTACATGGCAATGGCAGATGGTATCGGTATTGCTGAAGAAAAAGCAAGTGATATGTCATTAACATTAACTGGATTGACTGCAGATATGGCATCTTTCTATAATGTGTCTACTGATGAATCCAAAACAGCTCTTTCTGCAGTGTTTACAGGAGAAACAGAAACTCTAAAAAGATATGGTATTCTTATTACGGAGGTAAATCTCCAGGAATATGCGCGACAACAAGGCATTACTAAGAGTATAAGCAAAATGACACAGCAAGAAAAGGTAATGTTGAGATATAACTATATACTACAAGCAACCGCTAATGCCCAGGGCGACTTTGTACGAACACAAGGAAGTTTTGCAAATCAAATTAGAATAACAACTGAACGGTGGAAGGAGTTTCAAGTTACTTTAGGGCAAACTTTTATAGTTGTTGGTCAGTTGGTGTTACCCGTCATAAATGTCTTGATTGGTGGACTACAAAGATTGGCGGAATATATACAGATTGTTACTATATATATTGGTAAATTATTTGGAAAAACAATAACATTTGGCGGTGGAGCTTCAGGAGGCGCAGGACTTGTAAACACAATGTCGGATATTGCATCATCTAGCGAAGATGCATCGAGCGGTATTTCTGATGTTGGTAAGGCTGCCGGAAAGGCCGCAAAGGAAGTCAAGAAATCGCTTGCGGGATTCGATGAACTCAACATATTAACAAACAACACAAGTGAAAACTCGGGAAACTCGGGAGGAACAAGTGGTGGCATAGGTGCTTTGGGTGCAGGTGTAGGAGCACCTGAAATGTCAAGCGATGGCGGCATGCAAATTCAAAACAGCACAAACAAAATAAGCGAACAACTTTCCATTATAATGAAACTTGTAGGAGGTGCGCTATGCGCAGTCGGCGTGTTGTTGATGTTCAACGGACACATTTGGTGGGGCATCGGGTTTATAATTGCAGGTGCGACAGTTTTTGGAGCAGCAGAGGCACAGGGAAGTGACGGCGACCCTACAACCAGTGCAAAAAAGGGACTACTCGAACTTGGTCAAACGGTGGGTTTGAGTTTGGCGGTTTTAGGTGTTATTCTCTTGTTTTTTGGTCAATGGGTTAAGGGTATAGCGTTTATAATAGCAGGTGCAGCGATGTTTGGGGTTTCAACCGTCAAACTGCAACAGGGCGGAATGAAAAGTCAAATATCGAAGTTTTTACAAGAAAATGAGCAGTTGATTGTTGGAGTGAGCACTGCGCTATTGGTAATAGGTGTGGCATTACTGTGTTTTGGTGTTATTTCTTCCATGAGTATAGGTTTGGTTGTGGCAGGCTGTATCGGTATAGCGGCAGAAATAGCAATAAATGAGGGAAGCGTAGGAGAAAAAATATCTACATTCCTAACTGAGAACGCAGGACTTATAACAGGTATTAGTATTGCGCTCCTTGTGCTGGGTGTAGTATTGTGTGTATGCGGTGTTATTACGCCGTTGTCTATAGGTTTAATTGTTGCCGGTGCTGCAGGGTTAATTACTGAAATTGCACTTAATTGGAATATAATCACAGAAAAAGTAACAAAGTTTTTCCAGGATAACGGTCTTTTGATAGCCGGGGTAGGACTTGCGTTAGTTGTTTTAGGTGTGATTCTTTGCTGCTGTGGTGTTATTCCTATTGGTATAGGACTCATAGTTGCGGGTGCAGGAAGTTTGGCTGCGGCTATTGCTGTTAATTGGAACGCGATTACAGATAAGGTAAAGGAAATATGGGGAAGAGTCAAAGAATTTTGGAATCTCCATATTGCAAAGATATTTACGGCTAAATGGTGGGGAGATTTATTTAAAAAAGGATTAAATGGAGCAATTGGTATTTTTGAAAAGTTCCTGAACTTCCTGATAGATAAAATCAATGTATTTGTGCGCGGCATAGATTCTGTAGTATCAAAAGTGGGCGAAGTTTTCGGAGCTGATTGGAGTGTTGCGACAATTCCAAAAGTTTCTATACCACGCCTTGCTAAAGGAGCGGTGCTTCCTGCAAATCAACCTTTCCTTGCGATGTTGGGCGACCAAAAGAATGGCAGAAACTTAGAAGCGCCTGAAGGGTTGATAAGACAAATCTTCCAGGAAGAAATGGCAAGAATGGACTATAATGGCGGTGGAGATATCATTATTCCACTTATAATTGATGATAGAGAATTCGGCAGAGCAGTAATCAGCGGTGGAAAAAGAGAGTTGAGAAGAACTCAAGGTGGTACTGTATCAGGAAAGTTGGTGTTTGGATAATGGACTATGTAGTTATTGACGGAAAAGCATATGATGTGCTTGTTATGGAAATAGAAGAAGGCTTTGAAATCCTATACACCGAAAATACGGGACGAACAATCGCTCCTGGCGCACCGTTGTCATTAGACCCATTGGGAACATTTATAAGCCATACCGTAACATTTAAGAGAAAACAAGGGAAAGAGGCAGAATTTGATGCTCTTTTCAATTTCTTGTTACAGCCAAGGAATGAAGGTTTTCCTGTGGATATGGTACACGACCAGGATACTATCAATTATAAGGCTTATTGCTCAAGTGGTTCAAGAAAAGTCTTAAAGATATTGAAAGATAGAAAAAGCGTAGACTGGGACAAAATGACGGTCAAATTTATTCCTACAGAAGCGCAGGTGTTGCCGTTATGAGTACAGGAGTAAAAATAAAATACGGCGATGTCGCACCTGAGGCAAAAGAGAATTTTGCCCCATCTGTTGAAGACAAAGCGAGTTTCGTAGACCTCACACAATTAAATCAGTATAATTTAAGGGTTGGTAATTACGCCAACCCTTGTGAATTATATCAAACAATTTTAGACGGTTCTCAAGAAGCTTTTCCGAATGTCCCGGAAGAAAAGGATATGGGATATTGGAGTGATAGCATAAGCGGAGAGGATGGGGCATTTGCAGTTCCTATTGTATTGACACTTGAAAGCCAAGGAAATTATTCTTCACAGGGTCTTACATTCACATTCGATACTGTCAATAATATTTTCTGCAACTCACTTAATATTAAGTGGTTCCAATCGGAAACACTTTTGGCTGATATGGACTTCGAGCCTAATTCAGCCTTTTATTTTTGTCGTTGCCAGGTAGAATACTACAACAAGATAGTTATTACATTTAATTCCTTAAATATGCCGTACAATCATTTAAAATTGTATTCTATTGATTATGGATATGGCACCTTCTTTTATGGCAGAGAGTTGAGAAATGTAAAGGTTATCCAGGAAATAAACCCTATAAGTGAAACGCTACCGATAAATGTATGCGATTTCACACTTGACAGTAAAACGGATATGCAGTATTCGTTCCAGGCAAAACAGCCTCTATCTGTATATTATAATGATGAATTAAAGGCGACGATATTTGTTGAAAAATCAAAGCGTATAGGCAAAAGTATGTGGACTGTAAACGGCGAAGATTACACAGGCATATTGGATGGTATTACTTTTATGGGCGGTATGTATGACGGACAAGATGCATATGAGCTTCTTGATTCAATACTTACTCAGGCGAAAGTGCCGCACACCATAACTGAAGATTTGCGTGGCGTTTTATTGTACGGTCATATTCCTATATGCTCCTGCAGGGATGCAGTGAGGCGTATTTGTTTTGCTACATGCACTGTTGCTGATACATCAAATAGCGAGACCTTTGATGTGTTCTTCTTGCCGACAGAAATATCTCAAAAATTAGAAAGACGAAGAATCAGGCAGGGACAGAGTTTTACCGATAGCAGCATAGTGACAGAAGTACAGATATCACAACACACTTTCATACCACTTACAACCGATGATGATGCTATAGAAGTTTACAATTCATCCGAAAGCGCAACAGGAGAGAATATTTTTGTCGAATTCTCTGAACCTTTACATACTATAAACATTGTCAATGGCACTATCATACAAAGTGGTGCGAATTATGCGATAATTACTACATCAAGTTCAAGCTGTTCTGTGTGGGGATATCGTTATAAGGATAATATAACTGTAAAATCGGCTAAAAACCCCAATATTTTAGTAAGTGATATTGAAAATATAAAGAAAATTGAGGACGAAACGCTTATATCAAGTTATAATGTGGATATGGTTTTGGAAAATTGTTATAACTACTTTACCAAAACGAGCAAAGTAAATCTCACAATAGAAGACGGCAAACGAATAAATTATGGGACTGTAATCAAATACGGGGAAAAAAAGTACGGTACATTTAAGTACGGAGAAAAACACCCGAATGTTATTACTTACGATAAGCCTGTAAATGTGTGCGATATCATAATTGCAGGTACTGAATATTTAGGAGATATAGAAGGCAGAATTGTTAGCCAAAGATATAGTCTAAACGGCGGCATAGTTCTTAAGGAGAGTGAAATGATTTGATAACAGATAGAACTGCAAGCGATGTAAGTTTTGCGAAAACCCTTCGTGCAAAACTTCAATCAGGACAAACATTATCAGACGCGGAATTTTCTATCCTGGAACGCGGCGCGCTGACTATAAAAACATTAAATCGTATTGAGAACAAACAGGCGGAGCTTAAAGAACTATTGGCAAATGAGGGTTATTACAACACACCTATTCAGAATAAGACATGGGAATATACAGAATATTTCAACAAAAATGAATTTCAGCGTATACTCAACAATTTAAATATGTTGAGGAACGCTTTTTTTGTATATGCAGTCACGCCAAGCACACCGCCTATATCTTTTCACCATGAGAACATAAACGCTCTTGAAAAGGTACTTTTTGACATTGAAACAATGTTAAATGATATGATAGACCGCTTTAGAGAATGCGGCACTTTTGAATGCGGGGAGGCAAATGAAAGTTGATTGAATTTATTGATAAAACTGCTGAGCAGAACGGAACACCTATAAATCGTGAACACCTTATGGCGATACAAGGGTTTATAGGTATGACCACTGAAAAACAAGCAGACGGAAGTATATTACAGACCAACGCAGATGGACACACGCTGTTGACAGTTAAAAATGCAGATGGAAGTATTACACAAACATTTACAGGGGAAAAAGTTATAACAAAAACCATTACAATAGAAAACGGCAAACTTGTGGAGGTGATTTCGTGAGCGTGTTAGGTGAACTTGCTTTTTTTGTAAATGATGATTTTGATAAACCGCTAAATCAACAAATAAAGGATATGATTGGTGTAACCGCTGATGAGTCACAAATATATACGCAACAGAGCTTGGGCGTAGCATCGGGCGAAGAGGTTATTCCACGCCGCACTGCTGTAGATGCATCTGCAGGAGTTACAATACAGAGCGCGAAGAGTTTAATTGTAGACACACAAGGTTCTGTAAATATATCAGTCAAATCAACACATACAATAAAACCCGTGTCAATTCCTATTATGGAAGCGGCTTATGTGAAGGCGTTTCTTCGTGTATATCACAATGATACATTGATTTATTCAAATAATGACCCTCAAGGTATAGCCTCTTGGTACAACAACGGTAACAGTTCATTAAACGGACAATCACACAGTCATACAAGCGCTTTAATTCCGATTTCTTATATAAAGAAAGGAGATAAAATAACAGCTGCTATAGAACTGTGGTACACCAGTGATTCATCTTGCACTGTTGCGTGGGTAAAAGGTGAATTTGATATTAATGTATATGCAAAAACTGTAATTATCAAACCTGATTTATTTAAAGTTGAATGATGAGGTGATTAAATGGCTTTAAAAGATACTTGGAGACCACGAGTTGATGGTGTGGATAATGCTGACAGTTCTGCAGTAAATGAAATAGCAAAAGCAGTGATAGAAATAGAAGAAAACATAGAAGAAAACGGGGCAAGTACGGGTGGCAGTATTGTTATTGATGATGAAATGAGCGACACATCGGAAAATGCTGTGCAAAACAAAATAATAAAAAAATATGTTGACGATATGGTTGGAAATATCGAAATTGCACTTTCGGAAGTAGAATCTATTGCTGACGAATTGATTGGTGGTGTTGAGTAATGAGCGTGACAGATATTATAACACGACTTTCACAAAAAATACCTATGGTTCATCATTCAGGCATAGAGCAAGGCAAACAAACGGCTTATGATGAGTTTTGGGATAATTACCAAACGCCTGCGCCCAATTATGTAATATATTCAGCGCAATATTTATTTGCGGGTAATGGGTGGAATGATAAAACATTTAAACCAAAGCACTCAATGTTTACGATAAACAATGCTGGTAATATGTTTAATATGAGTGGCATTACCAATTTAAAAAGTATTTTAGAAGAGCAAGGCGTTGTGTTTAGCTTTAATAACTGCACAGGTTTTATGAATATGCTTGCATATTCAAAAATAACACATTTTCCCGATATTGTAACAACGAAGAGCAGTGTATTAACATCTTTTTTAAATCAAGCTTACAACTTAATAAGTATGGGGTTAGTGACATTAAAAGACGATGGCTCGCAGACATTTAATGGTGCATTTAATAACTGCACTAAATTAGAAAATATATCTTTTGCGGGTGTGATAGGCAATAATATAGACTTTCAATACTCTCCTTTAACGAAGGACAGCATAACAAGTATTGTAAATGCTTTATCAGGTACAGCAACAAACAAAACACTCACATTAAAGAAAACCGCAGTTAACACAGCCTTTGGCATTGATGTAGATGATGAAACAACCTATCCTGCAGGTTCAGAATTCTACAATTTAAGGCACTCAAAAGATAACTGGACATTCAGTTATGTGTAAAGGAGAAATGACATGAAAAGTATGACGACATTATATGCGGATGAAGGTATGATACTTACCGACGGCGAAAATTACGGCACGACAATGCAATTGGCTGAAGGCAGAACCGCTGATGGTATAAAGGAAATATCTATGGAAAAGTATGAAGAAATTTTAACCTCTGAAACCGAAGAGGTTTAAATAAATAAAATTAAGGAGGTACATACAATGTACGAAAATGTAAAGAAAATTTTAGACAAGTCAAGAGAAACAGGTGAGGACATTTTAGTTTCACGCGATATGTGTATTGCCGAGGACAAAGAGAATGCAGAAAATCTAAAAGGCGCATTTAAACTCATCGACAAGCACTATGACATAATTACAAAGTGCAGACGCGAAAATGATGATGCATCAATCGAAAGGCTTTGTGATTTGATTGCAAAGGGTGATTCAGAAGAATTAAAAGCCTTTGAAAAAGAAATTAAGGAAAGATAATTTTGCGGTAAGCGCCGCAGTAAAAGAGGTGTTAACTATGGATAATATTATAACAGGTATTAAATTTTCCTGCGGCGTCATAGCCGCTGTACTTTCAAATATCTTTGGAGGCTTGGACGCGTTGTTTACTGCTTTATTAGTATGCATTGTTATTGATTACATAACCGGTATTTGTGCTGCTGTTTATGAAAAGAAGCTAAACAGCGAAATAGGATTTAAAGGAATATTTAAAAAAGTTGCTATACTCTGTATCATAGTCTTAGCTCATGAGCTTGAGATAGTTGTGGGTGTTGCGGGTATCCGTGATTTAGTTGTGGGTTTTTATGTGGCAAACGAGGGGATATCTATCCTGGAGAATGCTGCAAAAATGAATGTGCCTGTGGCCAGAAATCTTACAGGCTTTTTGGAGCAATTAAAGGACAAGCTTGAAAGGGATGATGAGGAAGATGAACATTGAGAAAAAACAAATTACTTATAATCGTGTGGCTCGTACATCCGGGATAAAGTACATTGTGATTCACGATACGGGCAATGCGAAAAAAGGAGCAGATGCGGATGCTCACTATAATTACTTCAACGGAGGTAATCGCAACTCTTCTGCAGATTTCTTTGTTGATGATAAGAAAATTCTACAGGTAAATGACTACACGAAATACTACACATGGCAGGTGGGTGACGGTAAAGGCAAGTATGGCATTACAAATCAGAATTCTTTAGGGATTGAAATTTGCGTAAATGCTGATGGAGATTATGAAAAAGCATTTAATAACGCCGTAGAGCTTACAAAATACCTTATGAAAGAATTGGATATTCCTGTAGAGCGTGTGGTGCGTCACTATGATGCAAGCCGTAAAAATTGTCCTGCTTCCATGAGTGGCAGCAACTGGGCAAGGTGGAAAGAGTTTAAAGAAAAACTAAATCGGAGCGAAGAAATGTTTACAGATATAGAAAACAGCTATGCAAAAAAGGATATTGAAGAGCTTCATGCCATGGGTATCGTAAATGGTGTTACAGAAGACAGATTTATGCCGAACGAGGCGATAACTCGTGAAGCGGTGGCAAAAATCGCAAGAAATATCATCAGGTATATTACAGGGAAATAA